GTCACAATAGCATTACCAGTATCACCTCTCTCTCTAACCAATGATACCTCATCATTAGGATATTGAGCTTTCAACCTATCAACCATCACACCACCATCTATCTCATTCCTAGCAGCTGCTATAGTAGATGTATGTTCTTTCCTTAGGATATTAATATCTGTTACTCTAGTACCATTCTCAGTAACTCCTTTTGGTGTGCGCTTAACATACCAGTTCTCAGTATTGATCCTAGGAATATACCCTTCAAGTTTAGGTACTACACTATGTGGTAACATATTCAAAGATGATGCAACATCATCAACTACAGCGTATGTGAATTTCTCACTACCACGAGTAATAGGTGTATCCAACCCTACTATAGTTTTACCTACAGTCTGTGATCTAGCAATACCAGTCTTAGTACCAAAGTCATACACTTTACGGACAGTAGAAGGAACTGTATTCACTTTATTACCAATCCCTAAGAGATCACCATTAGCTGCGTAGATCCCTTGTTTATTCTCAGAAAGCATCCTAGCACGTTCATTCCTATTAGTCCAGTTCCATAAATAATCAGAGTTTCGTTTAACCAACTCTTGCTGTCCTTGTAGATGATCTAAGCTCTTCTTATCAAGGTAAGGGAACATAGAGGCTATATCACCCCTGCTCATGTATGCTTGGTTCTCAGCAATGTTATTAACAATGGCATTCAACTCTTTAGGATGTGTTGTATTCCTAATCTCCTTCTGTAACACCAAGAACCCTTCTTCAATCTTAGATGCATTGACACCAGCAGAGAATCCACCTTTAGTTACCCATTCGTCAAGGCGCATAGTAGCAGGTAGAATATACTTACCTAACCAACTACGACCTAAACCATTAGCACCAATACCCATAATAGAAGCATCTGTACTACTGTTACCAAATACTCTAGCGGAGAATGGATCATACTCTTTGTTCCAAAGAACATCTACATAGTATTGTCCACCATTATCTGTGACAATCTTAGTTTCATAAGATGATGTAGGAGTGTTAGTAAAGGTTGTTTTAATGTTCGCCTCTGCCAACTCTGCTTCTCTGAGAGTATTAAACCCAAAATCTTCATTCTTACCATAGCGAGCATTCCCTTTAATATGGGTTAAACTCTCCTCAAAAGAGGAATTAGGTACTTGATAATGAGCACCACGAGCTTGTTGTAATGTCTCATAAATAATCTTTCTATCTGCTGCCCTTTCTGTTGTATTGACTAAATATGGATCAAGTTTAGCATCATCAAACAACTTACGAAACTTCTCATCCTGTTGTAATATCTTCTTGTAAGCATCTGGATTATCACGTATAAATACAGCATCGATCTTTGGGAGAACAATACTACCTAATAACTCACCGGGTGATGTACCAGCTGCTGTAGCAGCACTAGGATTAAGAATAGCTTGAGCACCCACATTACCAGCATGTGTAGGATTAGCTGCTATAGTAGACCCAATAGGTGATCCCGGATTAACTGAGGGAGTCACTGTATTAACTGGAGGGACTGCTCCTTGGACACTCGGTGTAGCTGGAGGTGTTGGCACCCCTGCACCGTTATTCACACCAGTAGGAGGATTACTAGCTATATTTTGTGTATGGTTAGCTGCCGCTGTAGCTGCTTGTTTTGTTATAGGTTGTGATTTACCAAAACTAGATGCTTTATTTTTGATAAAATGAAATAACTTCTTTTCACTTTCATTAGTAGCCCTAGGTATTAGATTCTTCAATAACTTAATAGGTGAAGATATTGCCTTACCACCAAAGAAGGTATCCAGCAGTCCAATAGCATTCTCAAACTGTTCTTCCCATATGCTCAACTCACCTTGCAACAGCATATCTTGGATAGCAGACCATCTGTTGTAGTCTGTTCCGGGAAGATTCTTAATATCTTCCAACATAGCTAATGTCATCTCTCTACGTTGTTCAGGATCAAGGGTATTACGCATGATACTAGCAATCTCTTTATTATTTGTACCAACAAGAATATATGATTGTATTGTATCAAACACCTCTTCATCTGTATCTACACCTAGACGATCTCTAAACTTAGCATTAATATACGCATTAGTACCAATGGATGTACCCGGGATGAGAACATCTCTAGCCATACCAGCAAGCATACTAGAGGCATCTTGATTGAAACCAACTGTGGAGGTTTCTCTAGCCAGTGTGGCCTCTTGGTGTCTCTCTAAGTTGGCGTTAAGAACATCAACTAATTTATCTTGGCTGATTTTGTTATCAACAAGATCATGATCGTCTTGAGTAGCCACCTTCTCAATATACTTATCTCTAAGGTTTGGAGGAGTTGTTCCTCTAACATTATACGCATTTAATATTCTTTTACGTTGTTCTAAAGGAATAGTAGCATCAGATAAAGCATTTACAACTGCCTGCCTATGCATCTCAGCACTTTCACCTTCCCACACACGTAACTCTTGATCATACAGAGAGGATTTACCTGTAGTCTCAAGATCAAATCTCACTTGTTCAAAGTTGGTATTAAAATCACCTTCTGCTAAAGAAGATGTGTAGAATGCCCTATCATTCACTTCTTTCTGTGGTAGTACTTCAGCAGTGTCTACTGGAGGTATTACAATGTTCTGTTGTTCAGCTTGTATATCATCACTAGGAAGTGTGATACCAGAATCAATCGCTTTGGATTTAATATCTTGTTCTGGAGAAGATGTAGCATCCGCTATGACCCAACTACCACCAACTTGACCAGATTTTGTAACTCCAGATGCTGAGTTTTTGAATATATCTAATAATCCTGCCATTTTATTTATTCCCGAATATTGAGTCTAAAGCTGAAGTTGTTTTACCAGCACCAAAGACTGCTCCAAACATACCAGTACTACCACCCACACCACCAGTTACACCAGCAGTAATAGCACTCTCTGCTAACCCACCAATCTGTGCAATAGAGTTTAGACCAGACAGAGATTTGTTGAGTTTAGCCTGCACAATCTGTGATTGTCCACCAAGAAGAGCACTCTCCCCCTGTAACTTAGCAACTCTACCTTGTGAGTCTAGTGCTTTAGATTGTATTTCAGCATCTTTATCTTGTAATCTATTAAATATATTAGCAATTCCTAGTGTATTCTGGAAACTAGAAGTCAAAGCTCCTACAGCCCCTGTGACAGCCGCACTATTAGACTGCATACCTGAGGCTACAGCAGATGATATTAAACCAGCCCTGCGAATCCTAGCGCTTCTGACACTCTCTATACGATCTAATTGTCTCTGTTGTCCAAGAGCAGCTCTACCTAGCTCGAATTGTTCTTTAGCTAACCCTGTTTGAATCTCAGTCTCTTTATTAGCTTCTACAGCTAACGCCTGTTGTTGCTCAGCAATCCTCTTCTGTTTCTTGGCAGCTTTCTTTTTCTTCTTTCCACCAATAATACCAGTAACAGCTCCTATTACCATTGACTTTCCTTAATAATTATGATATAATGCAAACTAGTTTGAACTTTAATTAACAATTTAGTTCAAATACTTTATGTTCGTCGGGGCAACTACGGCAGGGACATGATGTTGAAGGATACTACTGTGGGTGATGTACAAAGTATCCAGCGTGGGCTGACCTAGAGCGCGTACATTTACAAGTAATAAATGAGAGAGGCGGTGAGGGACATGTATTGCACATGTGAAATCGAAGTCCTTATTTATTGTTGTAAGATAGTCTAGGGTTACATAGAAACTTCAAGGTTGCGCACTGTTAGTGTGTTTGTTACAAAGCCTAGGAGATATGAGCTGCGTATGCGCTTAACTGCGTAGGCGCGAGCTTTATATTTCTTAAGGTTGATATATATTAATAGCAGTGCCTGAGCACTGCATATAATAATATATTATAGTTTAAACAACCTATCTCCTTCAATACTGATCCCAGTATACTTAAATCCAAATGCTTTAGCCCACTTACAGTTCTCATCTTCTACAGGGAGACAGTAGATATTCTTAATACCGTTACTATGTAGATAATCTACCACTCCCTTCCATACCCTAAGACTCTTCTTCATTCTTGATACAGATAATGGTTTGTACATTTCATTATGTACAAACACACCATTAATAAGATCCCTCTCATTCTCAATCGTTAAGAATATATCTTCATCTTGATATACAGCTGTCTCTTCCAAATACATATCCGTTCCTTACTATCCAACTGGGTTAGCATATGTATCAATAGCCCACCCTAGTAGTATACAATCTTCTCCACACCCTGCACTATACTTAATAGCTAGACTTCGTCCACGTCCTCTAAGTTTATTCTTAGTAATAACAACAGTATCACCGTAATCAAAAGGTTGATTAACAGTAGTAGTTGTAGGAATCTTCTTAAGCAATCTATAAGCTTCAAATGGCACTCCCCACTTACCTTGAGCTGTACTATTATTCCATTCCCACTGTGGTTGAATCTTACAGCTACTTTTATTAGCTAGAGTTCCCACTTCGTCCAAGAAATGTGTCTCAGTTCTTGTAAAGAATGTATGTAAGTATATACTCTGCTTTTTACGCATCATATCTTCTGTAAAATGGTATCCAGCAATCAGGTAAGCATTGTATGTTTTACCTATACTATCTATACTTCTCCAATCTACAAACTTGTAATCATGATACTCAGACGCAAAGATTTTAGTATCATATGTAGTAAGATACTTAAAATTTTCTCTTCTTCTGTCAGTATTCCTCTTAACAGCCCGATGTACAACATGAGTACCAGTGATGGTAGTATCGTTGTATGTATTAACTGTATCTGCAACTACATAAAAGTCAGGGATTTGTATGTAATCCCTTATAAGAGGCCCTTCGTTATGTTGTAAATCATTGTAACTGAATGATCCTAGTGTCAAGTCCAACACCAACTCTCTATTATAACTATCATAATTCTCTATAATATTAAAGTCAGTGTCGTTCTGCTCGACATTACATAGTGGTATAAATTTATCTGTCATGCTTCCACCTTAATAGCCTTTATTTTTAATGTAGTGACTGATACATTAACTGAGACGTAAGATGTTAAGTATATTCTGGCTCCTAAATAGCACATATTACTCGTGCTGTATGAGTCTGAGAATGTGTCTATCTGTAGTCTATCCGTCCTAGTAGTAGATGTATATTTATCAAAGTTCATAACTGAGCCACCAACAATAGGTAATCTTCTGAATTGGTACAGTCCGTAGGAATTAAGTAACACTGGTGGATCCCCGGGTGGAGCGTATTTTGTTGCATCAACTACTATAGCAGATACAGAAAAGCCAGTATCATACTTAAGTATAAATGAGAACTCCTGATGTGTAGCTCCTACTAAATTAACGGTACCATTAACCTGCACAGAGTCAGGTGAATTATATACTATAGAACAGTGTCCTAAACTCTGACTACCAGAAGGGCCAAATGGTTTGCTACTCTCTGTGTCGTATATGTCAGCACCAAACGTTATGGTTGTGCCTGAGAATGATACATTATTGAATCTAGTTGGCCCCGGTTTATATTGTACGATCCCTTTAGTTGTAGACACAGGAATTATTTTTACATCAATAACTGGCTGAGCACCGTATGATTTTGTAGCTACTGTGCCAAATGTAATAACATCCGATGTTACATCTATGATCTGTGCTGCAATGCTTCCCGTTGTAATACCAGGGCTTGTTAATATATACTTTGCTCCATCTAAGTGTGTAAATCTCAATTGCCCTGCACTGACAACAGGTTTCATCTGTGAAGTATTTACTACAACAGGTGATGTAAATGTAACTGTGTTTGTACCACTAATATAGTTACCTATAGAACAAAGAACATCGTTACTACTATTAGACTTGTATGCCACTAACACTTTGTTTTCAGATACATTTATTACACCAAATAATGCATAAGTATTAGAGCCACCACCAATAGGTACAGCAGTATCTAAAGTAATAGTTAGATCATTATCTACATGAGCTACTGTGTAGTGTAATATAGGAGCAAACCCAGATCCGTGCCTGTGCAGAAGTATCGCTGTGTTTGAATTAAATCTAGCAGAATACACTTCTAGATACACACTATTTATAGCAGTGAGAGTCTCGCCAGACTGTGTGGCTAGATTAGGTATATACTCCCCTTCAATGGGATCTCCCTCAATTCTAGTGCTAGGAGAATACAATAACCATCTAGCTTTATTGGCTGGTGCATCGTAAAACCCTCTTACATTACGCTTAAACACGTCAGGGTAAGAGTTATACATCTTCTGTATAGTAGACTCAGTTATATTATTAACATTGTATGTAGTTCCTCCTGCATCATTCTGAGGTGTTATAGAGTATATGCCACCCTCAGCCCAGTATATCAAAGTTCCACCAGCTTCAATTACGCTGTGTTTAGCAAGTAATCCAAAGTTGGAAACTTTACGTATTCTGTAGCTGGTTGCTCTAAATCCTTGGTCATCACTCGTGATAATCCACACACCATTAACTGCAAATACATATAATCCAGCAGATGACGCGTGCAGCTTCAGTATCAATGAAGCATCTGGTATATTAATAATACCACCATCAGTATCAATAATATCATTGATCTCTATGTTAGTAGGGTCTGCTTCTGTGTAACACTTAACTAAATCTTCTTTGTTAGTAAACGTTTGTGAGAATAACACAGCTCCACTTAAGTTAGGTGATCTTATATCTCCAGTATTAATACTACTAAGAATACCAGAGTAGAACAATCTTCCTTGATGAGAAGCTATCGTTGTTATCCTACCTTGTTCAGCATCTGTTGGTAGTGTCAACCCTGTGTTTGAGAACCTCCCTGCACCTCTGGAATATAGTGGGATTATATAATGCCCTCTAGCTTGTTGTCCTGTGTTGATAGATACTTTCTCGTACAAACTCGGGTCATACTTGAATACATTAGGATCAGTAAGATCCTCTATTCTGCCAGAACTCCAATGATCACTATTAGATGGATATACACCTAGTGTAGAGAATGTACAATCTATAGCATCAGTTCCACAAGTTGAAGTAATACCCTCTGTCCACCCTTGGTTCCTAAGATTGTATTTGTGCGCATCACTTAATGTAACCTGCCTTACGTCAACTGTAGTACCATCATCCACTCCCCATACATCCCTAACCATAATGGGTGCAGTTTCTGTAGTGATAGTATCTGTATTCTGATCATAACTAAACAGTACAGGATCATTACTACCATTAGATACCATTACCAAGTAATTATTAATAGTAGCAAATGACATAAGAGCGTCATTACGTGTGCCTATTACAACACCATTAGCTCCATTAAGTATAGTTGATGAAACAGCATCAGCATACAAATTTATAAAGAATAATTTACTACCTACCTGAACAACACCAATATCTATGTTAGGATTTCCATTAGGAGTTGACCAACGGTAGTGTTGTACTCTAGCAGCAGCTAAGATAACTTCAGTAAGACCGGTAGGCTGCATCAACCCACTCTGTTCCATATCCAATCCTAGCCGCTTATCTCTAGTGCCATCACGACGTAGTACGAAGTTTGTCTCGTCTATTGACGCTCCAGCAGGGAAATTGATAGGTGAGGATTCAGTATGTAATCCTTTTACGAAATTCTGTACTTGTAAATCCCCACGTGCCATATTATCCTCGTTTTGGTTTAGGTATATCTATGCTATTAATAAATGTTTCAATTGCTTGATCAGCGAAGTAAGGTGAAGTGAATACTCCTTGTAAGCATCCGGGAAGCTCACCACCACTTAAAAACTTAACTCTAACACCATTACCTTCACGGAATGTAGTAACCTCTTTACCTAGAGGAGTTGTGAAAATCTTCATCATTTAAATATCATCCAACATTTTCTTACGTTTCTGTGCAGCAGCACGTATCTTTGAAATCATTCCAGTTCCTACTACTTTGTTTAGTTTTTGTTGTGCAGGAGATTGCTTAGGTTTATCTACTGCTTTCTTAATCTGAATCTTAGGTACAGGTTTCTTAGGTGTAGATGCTCTTCGCTTATCTAATGCTTTTGCTTCTTTATCAAACAGAGCCAACTCTGCTTTACGTTCTGCTTCAGTCATACGTGCCATTATACACTCCTTAATTTATTTAAATCATTCTTACGTACAAAATACACTTTCTCAATATTAAAGTACTCTTTAACAAATCTCAAGCATTCAAACATATTAAACTTATCTTTAGATACAAAACCTTTCATCCAATACTGTCCATGTATGTTCTGTACTACAGCTATGGCTTGGTAATCATCACCATAGCTACAACCATCTTCATGCTTTCTTAATATCCACACAGAATTAGGGATAATCTCTTCTACTGTTATCACCTCTTACCTCTACGTCCGAAACTAGGATATTTATCTTTCCTAGGGGCAGTCCAAGCCTCTCTAGCCATACGCCTACTCTGCATAACAGAATGTTGTTCAGCTTTAGGGTTAGGTTGTTGCTTCAATGACAAGAATGCTGTTGCTTTAGCTTCAGCTAATAAGTAACTAAAAGATTCAACTGGTAGATCTGGATAACCAGAACCATCACCTATCACAGCAATTGGGTACTTCTTACCATATCCTATACATTTAGCGCTGGCTAAGAATGTATCAACATCACTGTCGAAACTATCCATAACAACCACTCTATCTGTAAAGCTGGTGTAATATGTTGGTGCAATGTTATTCTTAACATACAACACAATACCACTTGGATCAGTTACCGAAGTAACGTCAGTATTAGAACTATTCCTTGATAAACTAATATCTAAGAATTGATCTGGTACGAGGTATTCAATTTCACTTATTTTATCCATAGTATCTAACAGCTTACGCTTGTTGTAGCGAATACTCTGAATCTCTGTTACATCTTCTGGAATCGTCAGATGTGTAGGAGTGAGGGCACCTGTTGCTGTTAATGTGAACAAGTTATAAAGATGCGGCCAGTCACGGCCATCAATAATATTAAAAAAGGTTGTACGTAGTATCTGAGACACTTGTACAGCCTCAACAGTCTCATCTATTGTATCTACAGGATCACTATCCATGTCAGATAAAATATCCTGCACCATTTCTTTCCAAGTCATCTTCATGATATATATTTATTTTAGTTTTGTGTCAAACTTCTTACCTCTGAATTCAAACTCTTTCAATCCTTCAGCACGTGCACTTTTAAATGTTTTATTAAATTCTACCCGCGTCTTAGAAGGACTTTTTTTTTGGCAGCACCACCAGAACCAGTGAATACACCACCAGATTTAGCGAACTCTTGTGCTTTCTGCAATGCTGTTTTCTTTGGTGCAGCTTTGGGTGCAGATTTAGTAATAGTACGTTTAGCTTTAAGAACTATCTTTGTACTTTTCCCTTTAGAATCAACATTAGGTGTACCACTCTCTTTACCACTAGGTGATATAGCATCTACTATTTTATCGCTGATCTTGAATTTCTTATTTAATGCTGTACCTAAATCGAAGCCAGCAGAACCAGCAGCACCTACGGCACCAGCACGACTAGCTAGACGAGTAGCAGCGCGTTTAGCACCACTCACAACAGCTTGTCTTGCAGCCCCTTTTGCTTTAGTCTGTGCAGCTTTCTTAACGCGCGTCACATCTTCTGATACACCTGATCTAACATTCTCTCTAGGAGAGGCTACTCTAAGTGATCCTTTTGTTGCACCAGTTTTCTTATCTATTGGCATTTCATATCCTCATGTAGATGATCCCCCGAAGGGGATCAATACTAATTAAGCTGGTACAGCAGCAGGAGTTAGATACTCAACAATGATCTCAGCACGTCCAGCAGTGAATGTACCAGAAGCGGCAACAACCAATTCACCATCAAGAGTTGCACTAGACACTGCACCAACCAATGCACCAGTACCAGTGACCAACTTACCAGCAGGGGTAAGAGAAGCCAAAGGGAGGTTAGCAGCAGTGAATAAACCAGTAGCACTGATAGGAGTGCCATCAGCTTGAGCCAAACCCACTGTGTATGACGTACCACCAGCAAAGGCAGTAACAACACGCAGAAGAGCACGTACAATAGTGCTACCAGCAGGGATGACTTGTTGAAGGTTGTTAACACCCGGAGCAGGAAGATTGTTATAATCCATAGTCCAAACGGCAGTGTGGATCGATGCTGTACTATGGGACTCAGCACCATATTCTAAGTTGGTAACACGAACACCGTAGTTCTTAGCAACATTACGGATTTTTTGAATTTCAATAGTCATGATTTATTACACTCCTCTTTGTGGTGTAGTCCAGATAACACCCAGTGTGTCATTCCGTTGTGCACCAAAACCAAATTTACTCAATGTTTGGAAACGATCTGTACGGCTTTCATGATCATGCCATCCTTCTACTGAAGGTTGTTTACGCCATGCATGCATAATAGGTTTAGTATTATCATCAGCAATACACATGAAGATAGAAGCAATGTCACCAACTTCAGCAGTATCATTAGCCAGATTGTATGCACTAGCATCCAGAGCTTCTGTAGTGGTTTTACGTGGCAGACGTGTGCTAGTCCAAATATCCCATCCATACAGGTTCATGATGAATTTATGGTTACGGGCAAAGCCTGTTTCCAAAACTTTCATCATCATAGGGTTAGGTGAAAGGGTACCAGTGATGTTAGCCAAACCAGCTAAGGTTGCACCAACAGCAGGAGGAACAATTGCTATGCGTCCTTCAGCAGGAGCTTCAGCTTCATCAAATGCGAATTGCATTGCATTCAAATCGCCATAAGTCATAATCCGGTTCGTAGCAGCCGCACCACCAGCAACCCAACGATGAGGAACACCGTTTACCAAGTTTACATTGGCATTGGTTTGTGAAGTAGCAGCAGTAGCCAAGAAACGAGATTCATGATGTTGTGCAAGAGCACGAGTGGATTGCATACCACGCATTGACATTAATTGGTCAATTTGACTCCCTTCCAAACGAAGGTCATCGGTAACACTCCAAGCATCACCAACATAATCACTGATAGACAGTGTAATGCTTCCTGTGTCAATTGGGTTGTAGTTCAGAGGTTGAAATTCATCTGCTTCTTGCAGTACAACATCACCCACTGTTTTGATATTTAATACAGTGCCTTTCGCGAAATCCGTAACATCACGATAGAAGATTTCAGGAAGAAGGACTGGTTCCAAGTTATCAATGATAAACTTGCTGTAGATCTGTGCTTCAATAAAAGCAGTTGTGTTTAATGTATTTTGACTCATTATATAACCTTATTAGTTTAATCGTTTAAGAACATCTTGTCTAGCCGCAGCCATAGCTGCTGCCATCTGTTTTGACGTTGCAAATGCTGGTACACGTGAAGATACTGTTTCTGGGTTGCTTTGTATTGCTGTTGTTTGAACGTCACTGGAAATCTTCCCAGATGATTGTTTAACATCACCAACACCAGCTAACTTCAGAAGAGCATTAGGTGAAGTCATAGCTAATTTATCCAAAAATTCAATACTCATTCCATTAGAAGATGCTAGTGATATATAAGCTTCACGAGCTTTGTCACCATACACCTCTTTAAGTTTAGTAACTACTGATTGAGCATTATTCTTTGCTACGGATTCAGTCTGTTTCTTCTCTAGTACCCGTTCTACTAATTGCGATAAAACTTCAGGGTCTGCCTCTACAGCCGTGGGGGTAACCACATCGTTTCGTTCCCCTTTGTTCATCTCGGTAAGAAGTTCTTCAGCTGTTCTACGTCTCTGTAACTCAGCCATATTCTCTGCATCTTTTGCTCTAAGCTCTGCCAACTGCTGTTCAAGCGTTCTAATGTGCTCTTGAGCATGTGGTACAGATTTAAGGGCCTCTTCAACAGATTTGTACTTCTTACCTTCCCCAATAAACTCATACTCTACGGTAGTAGGAGCAGTTGTCTTTTGTGGTTGTGCTTCAGCTACCTGAGTAACTTCAGCTTTACTTGATTCATTGTCAGAATCAAAAATGTTATTTGTCATTAGTATTCTTTGGTATAAAATTTAATAAACGATCAATACACTTGATTGACCCATTGTTATAGGCTTGTTTGAGCGCCCAACTAGGCGAATTGAAATCTTCGTCAGATATATTATCTTTTTGAACACTCTCCTTGACACTACACAAATACTCTGTTATAATAGATGCTACTTCAATAGAAGAGTATTCATGTATTGGTTTATCTTTTAAGTTTCTCACTACCTTTAATATCTCATGTTAATGTTTTGGCATATAGTTAACTTGACAACATTTATATGTAAAGGTTCAATATATTTGTAAATATATGTATTAAATCTCCTCTTGTTGTGTTTGTGCTCCTGCCTCTGCTTGTAGATCCATACTAGCTTGTTGTACCAACCTCTGTGTTTCAGCAGTTTCAGTAACAGCAATGTTATCTTTAAAGAGTTTGTACTTCGTCAATCCCATTGTTTCCTCTACCATTTTAGTCAATTGCTTACGAGACAAGTCAGGTTTAATGAATTCACCTAATGGACTATTGAATAATTGAGTCATGTTTTGAATCAATTGTGCTCTAGCTGCAAAGTGACGACTGCCAACAGGGCGAAGTTTACCAATTGCTGTAATGTCCTCCTTAGTGATCTGCACGAATGTTGCTGCACCAAAATCATCATCAACTACTTTAAGTGTATCTGACACTGATATATTACGTTTGGCTGCCTCCAACATAAGATTCAACACTGGCTCTAAGAATTGTATCTCAAACTTATTAGTTTTAGACATGAAATTCCTACCAGCATTATTCTCCAATGTCTGTACTTCAAATGCTGTTTTCTCCCCCGGTGTACGAATACCCATAGCTTGTTTAGGAGCACCTGCCATTTCTTCCATCATTTCCATTAAGAAGCCAATCTCGTTGTTAACTTGGAAGGCTGCTGGATTAGGAGGCATTGGTACTACATCCCCTTCACTTTGTCCACCCGGTATGTATATATTCTCATTTGGCCCCCAACTGAATGGATCTACTTGTCCGAATATCTTCTTAGGGGGCATAATAGTTTGATCTAAAGCGTCAGCTTTGGTATTCTCTAAATGATCCAACCGATATTGCATACCAACCAAATTAGCCAGAGGAGACATACCATATAGATTATCTGGGCGTTCACGCCAAGTGACCATAGTTTTATTAGTCTTACCAAACCAGTTGGGATTGGCTATGTTTCTAAGAATATACCTACCATCTGCTATGGTTACAATACGATTCTCATGGAGTGTATCTGTTTTCTCATCATATATATCTCCTTCAAATTCAATGATTTCAACCAACCCACTACCATAATATTCGTTCAGACTACCAAAACCATCAGCAAAATAACCATCTGCTTTGTTCCAATCTTCTAACTTGAATGTAGATACTGTACTTCGTATCTCACGTACTTTCTTAAATCCTTCTTTATCAAACTTAAGATCAGGGCGTGTTTCTAAGTCTTTCTTGAGGTCTCCAACATTCTTGAGGTATCTAGTAAACTTAGGTGTCTTGTCATAAGTAGATGCTGTTGGGTTAAAGTAATGATCCCAGGGGGATATTCTTTCTAACTTAGGCCCGGTGTATGTAGTAACATCCTCATCTGTCTCAACGTCTTTATGCTTCTCTGTAACAAATACCACTTCACCAAGAACAATACCATAGTCTATATAATCATATAGCAGTTTTGATATTGTCTCCCTGAGACCAGATTGTTTAGCCTTATTCTTGACGTACATCTCGATGATTCGTCGTTTCTCTTTAGTCACACTCTCTTGGTCATCCCCTTCCCATACTAGCCAATCATCATTAGGGAATACAGCGTCTAAGTAGGCTGCATGTAGATTATCTCTGATTTGTGCTAACTTAGGTAGTGTGGTAGAATTACGCCATGGTAGTGAATTATTAGTTGTTGTACTAGTATCTGTAGCAAACAGATAATTACGTATCTCTTTCTGTTCTGTTTCCCAAGGTGCACGTTGTATGCGCCACTTAGAATATACATGCATAAGTTTGTATGCTAGATTATCACCAGATACCAACTCATCCAACTGAAGTGTTTTACTCATATTCCCCCAAACCTCGAAAATTTAACTACATTTGTACTTACAGTATTACTGTGTGCTCTAGCAGATGGAGCCTTTGCTATCGCAACAGCATTAGATAGACTTTCCTTGATATCGTCATGCGGAGGGTTCCTTAACACCAACTCTTCTTCAAGAAGTTGAGTATTCCCACCCTTATAATGCCAGATAGTTCTGTTCTCATATCTATGACCTAACACAGCTTCAATTCGTTCAGCTTTATCTCCTTCATTCCTTGATGGTCTGTATTCATCAATAGTTATTGGTAACCCTTGTGGTTTGATATACTGCTCTTTAAGTTCACGTACAATAGCTTGTTGTGCGATAGTAACCTCACACCTCCACCTACGAACAGACCACTTACCATAGATTTCAAGCATGTTCTTGAAGTACTCAGATATTCTATCTGTCTTGAACCTTAGGATATCTAATACATATATATTAGATGATGAGTCTATACCAACTACGACAATAGCTGTACTATCCGCCCTTTTACTCTGGGAGAAGGCAAAGTCCATTGCGGCAGACAATGCTAACTTATTTCCATTGAAATACCATGTGTCATCAGTACAGGTTAAAAACTTCTTATCGTAATACTGGAAGTTGTTCTGTGTTAGAACACCATTCTCACTCTTATTAGGATCATTGTAGTACTGTGAAGTAAAGTGTGATATATCTTGGTATTTAGCCTTAATACGAGCTAGTGTAGGTTGATCAAACCCAAAGGATTTACCATCTCTACGACTACTTCTAGGCCATAAGAACTCGCCATCAGTTTCTACAACCCGTTCAAACACATCATAAACCTTCTCTTCCACTTCATCCCCATTCTCATCATATACAACCTCATTCATATTGATAAGAGTGTTATACAAGTCTTGTGGGTGGTATCTAGTACCAACAACAACTTCTTCAGCATCAGGTTCTTCAATAGATGCTAACTGAGAATAGAGCATTGCTACCTTCTCTCTACCATCATTAGTGTAAGCATTACGTGGTTCAACCAAGTCATCTAGGATAACCTTAGTAGCATGGAACCCTGTAGTACCACCAGTAAGACCAATAGCCTTGATTGTAGGATCTCTAGTACCTTCAGATGCTCTAGTAGGGTGATCTACAATTATTTCAGATGCATTCCATTTCTCCCTTTTCCCTTCATCCTCGTTAATCATCTCAGGCCAATACCTGCGATAGATTTTAGACTCGAATATTCCTTTAATAGAATGTAGTTGTAACTCAGCTAGAGCTGAAGTAGATGATACATATAGAAGAGTTTCAGCAGGATTCCTAGTTATCCACCATGCAGCTAAGTAAGCTACCATGCGGCTATTGTGAGTAAGAAGGTAGTTATTAGTTAAGAATAGTCCATCTTCATTTTCAACCGTTATGCATCTAGCCAACCCATCCTGCCTGTATGTAATATCTACAATAGCATTACGGCTCTTAGCAACATAGTTAGAACATTTGCTCCTCTTACGTAACAACTTGAAAGGATTAAACCCAACCTTAACACTAACTGCATATGAAGCAACTTCAAGACCAAATCCTTTAGATGTGTGACAATTGATCTGAGCTGTTCCTCCTAAACTTCTAACTAGGTCTGCTACTTGTAACACTAAAGAATAATCAGTGTTAGTAAATACTGGCATTCCATCTGCTTGCACTGTACCATCTGAATCCATCAAACCAGCTAGTAATGCTTTACGTTGTGTTATATTTCCAAACATGTAATCATTAGGTATATGTTTGTTACATAGTACACCTATAGATCTTAGTCCTACCATAAGTTTATACAATCCATACTTATAGTTACCATAACACTTGTTCTCGTATGGAATATAGTTAAGTACTTCAGTATCTTGTGTTGTTATACAACCAGCTTTTTTATCACCATCACCCAACCAGAAACCTAAGGTATATGGATCAACAACTAAATCCTTCTTAGAAAACTCTACTGGTTCACAGTTAGGTATAAAACATCTATACTCTGTGTATTCCTTGTTACTACGTTTGTCAAGTCTATGTGTTTTGTACATACTTAGAAGTTCTCTGGTAGTCTTAGTAACCTCTATATCTCCAGTATTACTTGGAATCTGTACAGTCCACAAGTGTTCCTCATTACATAATACTTTCCTACCATCTCTAGTAGTAACTTGGTATAATCCCATCTTTTCTATAGGGTGTGCTACCACTACTTTAGTTGGAAGGCCATCTCTACCTATTACATAATCTCCTTGTTTAATATCTCCATTTTTTACCCACCCCTCTGGGGTCAATACATCAGCATCTACACTCAATGCTTTTAAATGACCTCGAGGAAGAAGTATCAACTTATTCTTTCTCTGCTTAGAAGAGGTAGACCATGATGCTAATTCATCATGGATACTACCTAAGTGCATATAAGGGGCGACTAATCTAATAAAAGTCATTAAATCTGATTCAGCCGCCTCTCGTATTAATTCTTTATCAGTCTTTGCCATAAATACTACTTTGGTGCGAATACCAACTTTCCCATGTATGGCGGTCTAATTGGTAATAGCTGCCTTCTCCAATGAGTTTAACAATTCTATCTCTATACTCTTGTAACGATCTATCAAGGGTATCTCTATTGAAACAGACTCTGTCTGCCTTATCGGTGCTTCTGGGAACTTTGGACAAGATACTAACACGGGATTGCTCGCGCACCCTGTCAATAGTATTAGTAAGAGTGGTAATTTTTTCTTTATATCTTTCATTTATATCCTTAATTACTAAGTTAGAACGTTTCTCTATGTATTTATTACGTTTATCCGCTTCTTTGGCTTGGTGTTCAGCATATATGCGATAATCTCTCTCTTTCTCATACTCCCATTTATACACCAGAGCAGTGCCAGATAGTGCAATTGTTAGAGCTGTGAATCCTGCCATAGCATATGATAGTATCATTTTAAATCCGTATTAGAGTTGTATAGTTTTAGTAAGTGTCCTAATAGAAGGGTTACTGGAACTTGAATAGCTGCAATAACTATTGCTATATCTGTACCTGATAGTTGTGTAGTCATTGCAAACTTTACTGACCAATCAGTTACAAAGTAGACTAACCATCCACAATACACTATGATCAATCTACGGAACATCTTAAACTCTTTAAACTGCGTGTCAATCCATCTTAAGAAACCCATTCCCCAGTCTCCATTTGTTTAGCCATGCGTTTAGCCCTTGCAGGAGTCTGACGTGCCCAGAGGCTATTTAACATGCCTACAGCAGCTTTATCGTAATCCCCTACCCTTATCATCTCCAAAGTGTTTTTAAAGCCTAGGAGGCCATTTAAGCCCATCTGGAAGGCCATGCCGATTAGTACAGCTTTACGAGGTTCATTTCCTATAGAATCAAACCATGATAGGTGCTTACGTATACCCTCGACAACACCCTTTACTCGGTTAAGAAGAAGGAATCTACTTTCTTCTTTGGTAATTCCTCCACCTTTGCGCTTATCAATAAGAATACCAACACCAATAGTTAGATAACCTAAATGATCTTCATAGGCATGTAATACTTCACCCTCTTCACGAATTAGTTGGTCTATAACATTCATGTCTTCACCTTTTTAGCAACACTCTTCTTTCTGATAACCTCTTTATCGGCATTAACCTTGGCAGAAGTAACCCTAAGATTACTCTTAGAATTACTCCCTCCTTTAGATAACTCTTTCTTATGATCAACTTGTCGTGGATCCCCAACCTTTAAACCCATTTCACGGCGGGCTTTTCCTCTAAGGGCACGTTCTTTACCTCTCTTATCTCCATTTCTAACCTCCCAATCCCTTTCCGCTTTGTAATCCCGAACAGATTTTCCATCTACTTTCTTAATGAACGGCATTACAGGGCCTCTTTGTATGTTAGATTTGTGACGATAGCCATTTTTACTACCTCTCCTATATGAGTACTTCAATTAATACTACATTGACATATACACCTATATTTGGCCCATTAGGGCGCAGTGTAATACTTATTGTGCTTGGAATAGACGTATCTATAGTTCTCATTGCTGGTTGTAATGTCGAAATAGCGAGTGAATTCTGTGAGTCCGGGAATGATATAATCTTATTAGTAGAACTGTTAAGATTCTGTACCATCCTCATACCTGCGTAAATTGGGGCAGTAGTCGCAGAGTATGTATTGATAGTATCTCCATTCCATTTAACAGAATATGTTTTCGATGTAGATGTTAAATCAGTACTACTGAACGTATATGTTATTCTTGTAGTAGTGTCC